AACACGTACACACACCCGACTGCCAGGATGGCCATGCACGCGATGAAAATCTTGCTCATCACCCTCTCGGAGGATTATATCCCCTCAACGCTTCCACCAGCAGATCGTCGTCCCAGTAGAAGAACGGGCAAGGCTCGGACTTATCTTCTCTCACATTTTCAATCAGTTGCCCCAGCCTCAACGCGGGGTACTGCCGCCATTTCTGGTAGAGGAACCACAGTATACGAATCATCTGCCATCGAGATCTCATCAGGTTACTCCTGTAGAATCCCCTCATGTGTGCGGGGTCCACTTATTCACGTCATCGTGGCTCAACTCCAAGTTGACCGGAGTATCGTACTCATGTGATTGACGGCATCGCTGAGCCATTTCATTCACAAGGAACTCCGCAGCAGTGCACTCCCGTTCAGCCTTGTCCCGCAGCAGGACCGCCGTATCCAAGTCCAGACACTTGATCGAAAAATCACGAAGCTGACCGGCGAGAAACGTGGCCCGACCTTTCCAGACCTCCCTATCTTCCTTCAGCTCTTTGGCCTCTCCCTCGATGTCCCGCTGATCCGCCGCCCGTTTCTTCGACTCCTTCCCGCGCAGCTCCATCAGTTCATCGACCTGACCGTACAATTGGAACAGCTTGGTAACAAGAAACTTCTTGCTCTGTGCCATCAGATGCTTTCGCTCGTGCTTTGGATCGTTTGACTTACTGGCCCTCATGCGAACTCCTTTCGCGATTGTCGCGCACGCGCGTGCGCGGGATTATCCCACTTTCTTCAGCTTCGCCTTTTTCACCTTCGGTCGAAAGCTTGCGGGGTCCACACCACATTTCTTCACGAAGGTGTAAAAGTCCTTTCGGTCCTTCCCGGCAATACGAGCGGACTCGGACATGTTCCCGTTAGTCTCCCGGAGAACCTCCCGAATGTAGTCCTTGATAAAAGCCGCTTTCGCTTTCGAGAAAGTCATCATGTCACAATCTCCTCAACCGGTCCAACCTGCGCCGTATCACTTTCTTGCCCCGCTGTTTCATCAACCACACTCTGAGTCTTTCCAACATTGGTGGCCTCCTTCTGTGCCCGACGCTTCTCGATGACCTTCATTTGTCGGCGTTTCAACAACCTCGCCAAAGCCATCATCTTTCGTTTCGTCTTACCGTTCTTCTGTTGATAGTATGCCTTCTGCGCTGTCTGTAATTCCAATTCCAATCGAACAGTGCTCTTCACCTCACCCCCCGGTTATGAACGAACGATCTTCAGGTGCTCCGGTACCTTGTGCTTCTTCTTCAACGGCGTGTTCTTGGCCTCCTCAGATTGCTCCGGGGCTGTGTACCCCATTCCCTCAGCCGCTTCCTGATAGGTCTGGGCAATACCGATCACTTCGTTGTAGTGCTTCTCGCGCTCCCGCATCTGCATCCCCATATAGAGGACGCAGGCCCATGCGAACGCGGCACTGATGTTCAAACTGACCAATGAAAAGACCATCACAGCGATGGTCAAACCCGTTGAGAACTTCTGGCTGCTAGTCATGGCCCTTCTCCAAATCCCTATGCTGGACCACCACCTCCCTGATGCTCTTCAGCTTGTCTTGCAGTTCCAGGGCAAGCACCACCGAACGGTGCCGACCCCCTGTGCAACCGATCATCACTTTGATGCGGTCCATATCGCTTCGAGCTGCCGTGGTAAGCATGGCTACCGTCGCAGCCAAGAACGTGCGGAAGTCTCCGCGGGACGCGAGTGCACCACGCACGCGCGAGTCCGTCCCATCCAAAGGACGCAACTTCTCATCCTTCCACGGGTTCCACAGCACACGCGCGTCGATGAGAAAGTTCGTGGCCTTCGTGTCTGGTGACCCGTTCTTGAATCCGAATGTCTCAATCGTAATCATCACACCTCCTTGTTGTGGATAGTGGGTATCTTACCACACATTCACACGCCCTGTCCATCACGGACGGCTTCGTTCTGAGAATCGTTTCACGCTCCAAGTCAGTAGAGGACCACACGAGGTTGACAGCGGGCTCCCCATCCACCTTGAACCAGAGCATCTTGCCATTCTTACCCGGCACTTCCAAGATTCGCGAACGCGGGGCTCGACGCCCCCGGGCCGCAGCCTTCCGCTCGGACTCACATAATGCAACGGCCTTGCTCAGTTCCATCATGTAATCATCTCCTCAATCGCGTCTACCAACTTGCCCACTCGCGCCAGGAGGACGAACTTGGTGGGGGACGACACAAGCCATAGAGCGATTCCACCGACCGCCACTGCGCTGACTAGCGTGCGTGCCCTCATCTAGCTTCCCCTTTACCTGCATCATCCCCCAGCATCTTCAGCGCATTCTTATATCTGACCCACATCCGCGGCTCTAACGGGAAAGGCTCCCGAAGGTTGTCCAGCACGTCACACACCTTGATCCGCCTCGCGCCTTCGTTCTCCGTCACCCGCGCGATATACTCGAAATAGGTTTCCTTTTCCTTGTCGTACGTGAGCACCAAAACCAAATTGGCGACCCCCAGACCGAATCGCATTTCCACGTCGTTGTAGGTGGCATCCGTATCCTCAATCACATCGTGTAGGAGCGCGGCGGCCACCATCCTCTCGTCTCCACCCGTTCTCGTCGCAACCTCACACGCAACCCGCAACGGGTGGTAGATGTAATCCACCTCGTTCTTATCCAACTGACCGTCGTGCTTGGCCATCGCGTACCGCAAAGCCGCGAATACTCTACTCGTCGAATTCACTTCTTGTACTCCTCTCGCGCATACCGCTCCAACTCGTCATCCCCGAAGGTCTCTGTAGCCGTCGCAGCATCGTGAACCATTCTGTTCCGCCAAGCCATATAGCGATCCGCTCTTTCCTTGCTCAGGGACCGCGCGTGTTTCGCCCGGGTAGCCTCAGCTTCCTCGGGAGTCTCCGCCTCGCAACTCATGCACAGGAGAACCTTCGATTCACGGTCGTACCGCTCCAGACCCTCCCTACTCATTGCGCGGGCTGCTCCACATCTACAGCAGTAGAGCTTGAATACTTCGTTCACGCGGCGCATGATGTGCACTCCTTCATTGACCCGTCCTTCTGAACGATAATCCCCTCATCCATGCACTGTGCACAGTTGAACCCCGCATCCTCAGCGGTGATCTCCGGCTCCGTGGGAGGGGTGATGGGAACGCCCGCGAACTTCGTCGGGGCCTTCTTCTTGAACTTGACGCGACCGGTCTGCGTTCCCTCCATCGTCACCTTGGTGCCCCACGCAAGACCGAACTTCTTGGCACAGATCGGACCGTACCCGACCGCCATGCTTTCATCAGATTCGATCGGGGTGTTGCAGAAGCAGCAGTGCCCGCTCACCTTCGCGTACTTCTTGGCCATGCCTGCGGGGTCCGCGGACAATCGCTTGACGGTGCTGACGACGTACTGCGGAACGTCCCCGGACATCTGCCACGTGCCATCCAACAGGATGCGTCCGAACCACTTGTTCTCGCCGTACGGCAAACCGTCGGTGACGTTGATGCTACCCGGCACCGTCGCTTTTGCCCCGGCCCGGGAAAGCTGAACCGTACCCTCGTCCGTCTTGATGGTGATCTTGGGGTACTTGGCGGCTTGCGCCGCGGTATCGAACATCGCAATCAGCGGCGCACAATCCACCACGACGACCGGCTTCACTTCCCCAGTCGAGCGAGCAGCCAGCTTCACCACCCACGGCCACTGCTTCGGGGACAGGGTTCCTTTCTTTTCGAGTTGGCCCAGGAGGGAGGTTGCGAACGACTTGTCCTTGTCCGCGAGTTTCTCAAGATTGGCTTTCAGGGTTTTCACCGCAGCCGCTTCTTTACTGTCGGGGATATAGGCCATCATTAGCTCCCGAACCGCATGTCAACGAGGTCCGCATCACGGTCGGCTGCGCGGCCTACGACCTGCGCGCTCTCCAGATAGATGTGGTGATGATCCCCAAGATGGAACGCGCTCTTCTCAGCCGCGCCAATGACATCGTTGACGGTCGGGTTCGTGTACGTGCCAGAACTCCAACCTTCCCGATGCAAAATAACGTCACCCTTGAACGCCACGTCGTCACCGCTCTTGGTTCCGAACACACTAGCGTCCACTACAATCTTGATTCTGCTCATCTTGGCCTCCGTGCCGTTTGATGTGCTGTGCTTGACCATGTGGTAACTATACCACACACAAGATAGAAGGCAAGGATTACTTTAGGGGAGGGATGATGCCCCGGTATGACGCCCCGGGGCGTGGCGTTGTGTCTACTTCTTGATCGGGTCCAGTGCGTCCCTGACCATCGCAGCAAGGTGTTGGAAATTCTTCCCGCGTCCCATCCACGGGTCCCGCACCTTGTACGGAATGTCCAGAAGGTCGGCTACCCAATGCACCGCATCGAACTCAGCCACCCCCTGCACATCCTGAGCACCCCCGTCGTTCGGAGTCACCGAGTGCTTCCCCATTGCCGGATCGTTCTTGAACGTCTCGGACTTGAACTCCAGCCCCATCTTGCTGAAGAACTCCGGGCTCAGGATGGAGTAGCCATCCGTGTCACTCAGCCACTCCCGAACCTTGTCGTGATCCATCTTTTCTACCGTGTTCTTGGTTGTCATGTTGATCTCCTATGTCGAGTCCCTCATTGGACTCAACCCTATTTTAGGAAACCGACTTTTCAGATTGGTGTCATTGGCAACGTGCCGCGTGACCTACCCCTGCACCTTGCATCGCATTGACGAAATCGCCCGGGGCCTTGACACGGTTGCCAGCTAACACAGAACGGAGGGCGTGTGATCGGAGATGACTCGATTCAGATACGTGCACGCGCGTGCACGCCAGGGACGAAAGTAAAAAGATTCCCCGGCTAGAACGCGGGGCCGTCTGGACCGGCGTATTTCTTGGGTTCGTACCGCAGCTCGATTGTTGCGATCTCGTAGCTGCTCCCATCCTCGCAGGAGCCGAAGAAGGCATTGGCGCGGTCCCGCGAGTCATCCGGCTTTGGCAACCCCTTCAAGGCATCAACCGACTCCCACCAGATGTCAGCGTACTGCCCCACCGCATCCCATGCGTCCTGCTCTTTCGCATACCCGCTCAATTCGATCACATCGTTAGGCGTGGTCATGGCCAGTACAGTGACACGCTCCGGGCTACTGAAGTGGGTGGTCTCGGCAATCTCCTCTGCCAGTCCCTCCACCTCTTTCGGGGAGAGCGCCACGATTTCGCCCTTCGCCGTGGCTACCTCGCGCACGGCTATCGGGGGTTGTCCCTCAGCGTCGTAGTGTCGGTTGAAGAAACGCAGTGCGGCCACAACCGTCGCGAGCTGTCTCTGATCCAGATTCCGCATGAGTTACCTCTCTTTCAATTAGCCTTCCCTTGTGGAAGGGTCTTCACATCAGTTTCGATTTGATCTGCCACGTCCCGTAGAACCTGGATAAGAACTTCGGCATCCTCGGCAGGGGCCTGAACAGAGAATCCATGCCCGTACTCTCCCCCCACTACAATGATGACCGCGGACCTCGCCTTCGCGTCGTCGCGCACGCGCGTGCACAGGTCGTCATATCGCCCAGCTCCAAGTGCCATCACTCCTCCTTGAGTCCAAGGGCTTTCTTCTCTTCATCACTAAGCTTAGCAAGACCCTGCGCTTTGAGCGCCAGCTTGTTCAGCTTCGCCTCGTCCATCTCTTTCTTGGCCTCATCGGCCATATCGTGGTCGTCAAACCACTTCACCACCCACGGGTCGAATGCGTCGTCGATCTGGCGACGGGTCTTCAGGCACTTGAGGGACGCCCACAGTGCCCGCGCAACCATCGTCGCGAGCGCGCGGTCCCCTACCTTCAGACCGTAGTCTTCGTCATTGCGCCTGCATTCCATCTGATAGATCTCATGCGGTGACGGGCTACCGTTCGGCATCAGCTTTACCTCCCCTTGATTTGTTCCAACACAGCCCGCGTCTCTTTGATTTGTTCCAACACAGCCAGCGCCGCGAGGGGCGCATCATTCAGAATCGCGTAATCCTGCACAGCGTTGTTCTTCACGCACGGCATCAACTGCTCGTGTGCGCGTAGCATCATGTCCAGGGACTTTTCCATCTCCCCGATGATTCTGATGGCACGCTTCCAAGCTGCGGGCTCCTGAGCGCCCGCCTCACAGTTGCCTTGCAGTATCCGTTCCGCGATAGCCAACTCCCTATTAGTGAATCGGAAACCACCGTAGTTGCCCCTTCCGGGGATCACGCCATCACTCATCAGCTTGCCTCCCTTTCGTTCATGCGGTCAGCCACCACTGCGGCGTCGTCCCGCGTCCAATACCCTTCTGCCACTGCACCCGAATGAATGAAGTGAGGGAAGTATCGTCCAGTCTTGGGATCACGATCCACGTACCACATCAGTCACCCCCTTGTTCGGTCATCTACAAGCCCCAACTGCCCGTTGGAAATCATGCCGTCGATGACATTGCGCATGAAGTCCGGCATCACCTCATAGGCGGCCTGACCAATGTTGGGAGGGGGAGTCACCAGATCCCCAATCGTGAGGGACAACCCGTGTTCGAGCTTGCGACACGCGGTACCGAGCAGGTTCTCCACGTCGTTGAAAACCTTGAACTTCGCCTCGGCCAATTCCGGGGACGTAGCCATCAGCTCGCCCGACTGCTTCTTCAGTTCCTTGATCGCTTCCGCCATCTCAGGCATCGTCATCTTCGTTCTCCTCGTCTTCAGCTCGTTCCCGTTCCTCGCGCTCTTCCCGTTCCAGGCGCGCGTCCTCTTCCGCGGAGGTCTCGCAACCCATCGCGTCGTCAATGTCTTGGTGTGTGCAACCCGGGGGCAACCCCCATCCGAAACCCATCAGATCAACCCCCTGCGGATGTGGTCGGTGATCGAATCAACGAGGGAGCGATTGCCCCGCTCATCCCAGTCCGCGAACGGCTCCAGCGCGTCCAGGATGGTGTCCTGCTGCTTCACCAGAGCTTCCCCCAGCTCCTCGACGGACACTGCATCCGGCGCACTCTTTGCGCGGGCCTCAGCCAATTCCTTGCGGCACTGATCCAGCGCCCCGAGTGCCTCGTGGTAGTTCTTCGGTGTGTACTTAGCCATCACTTGCCTCCTTGCGAGCTGCCCGTTTCATCAGTGAGTCGATCGTGCGCTGCGCCTGATACTTCCTCGTGTAGGAGTTCCACGCACGGCCTGTCTCGTTGTTGATGACCTCGAACCGCGTCTCGAAGATGTACTCGTTCATCTTGATCGCATACCCCGACGCGCGCTGTGCTGCGTTCGCCCGGGGCGCACGCTTGTGGATCACCTTTTCGATCCGGTAGGTCGCGCTCATACCGAAACCACGTCGGCGTCAATGTGGAGGTCCCGCGCCAAGAACATGCTCGAACCCTTGTAAACGAACCCGGACGAGCAGCGGCACGAACTGCATCCCGCATACCAGTCCCAGGAGCAGTCCTTCGTGGCCTGGACGCTTTCCTTGATGTTGAATCCCATGCGAAGGAACGCGGCGTAGATCGTGCCCCGCAGGACCTTGCGCTGCGCGTTGTACCCTGCGCGGGTGATTGCCTTCTCTTCCTTCGTCTCGTCCGTCTTGAACAAGCGAGTCTGAAGCTCGTCGAACTCCGCTCCCTCGACGTTGACGTAGACCCGGGGGTAACTGGCCTTGCCCCTCATTCGTACCTGTGTCATCTCGGTGATTGCGACCTGCATTTTGGCCTCCTTGCCGTTGAATGCGTCTGATGTCCTTACGTTGACCATGTGGTAACTATACCACAGTCAAGGGGACTGGCAAGCACTATTTTCAGGGACTCCGAAAATTAAATCGTCTGCACCTTCACCCCTGCCAGCGTGGCCTCGTAGCGGTTGTCGCGCGTGCGCTCCGCCAGCCCCGCGATCACCAGTTGGGTTCCATGCTTCACATCGTTGCGCCGCAACTGCACGCTCCGGGAGTTGGCCCCCTTGAGCGCGGCCTGCAAGAGGTGCAGGACCCTACGCTCGTCGATGGAAAGGCGTGTCATCACATGCTCCAATAGGTTTCACTTGAGGGGTCGCAGCAGTTGGGCGTGTCGGCGCGAATCGTCATCTCTTTGCCGCTCATCAGGTTGACGACCGTCTTCATCTTCGGGGGACCGTGAACCGCTTCGTACTCCGCAGTCAGGACCGCCTCGGACACGAACCCGCGGGCCGTTTCTTCCCAGCCGTAGAAGCACAGCGGACCCACGTACCCGGAACACAGAATCACGCAGTTCGCATCATTGTGCATGGCCCAGCGATACCCCTCAGCCGCTTCCGTATTGGCGGCGGCCAGGAAATACTGCCCGACTTCCTTCGTCTCTGTGTTGGTTGCGTGAAAGGCGTAGATTCGTTGCTTGCTCATTTCGGCCTCCTTGCCGTTGGTTGACGTGCGCCATGAAGAAGCAGGACGTTCGTTCCCGGCCTTGGCCGCTGCTACAGACTTGAGTGCCCCGGTTTCCCGGCTTCTCTTACTGTCCTCGGTCAGCCCTGCTTCTTCATGGCACATGGGACGCAGGCTCTCGGGGTGCATCTCTTTCGTCGCTACCAGGAGCGCTGAATGGCCTTCCCCTTGAGTGTCTGTCCCGTGTACCATGTGGTAACTATACCACAGTCAAGGGGAGGGGCAAGGACTTATTTTCCCTGAAACCAAGATTTTTATTCAAGAGCTATTCCGGTCTGTTAGGCGAGATGATAGTGATCGGCTTCTGACATTCCTTCGCGAAGCGCACGGTCCACCATGTGCCTTGGCCCCGTTTCCCGATGGGCTGCTTCTCCTGCCAGGGCGTAGCCAGCATCATATCCGTGTGACTGACGATGGTGGCATTCCGCTTGAGGTACTCCGCACGGGGCAAGCACCGGGCACAACCAGTTCCCTCCCCTTCAGGGATGCCCACGTGCTTCTGCTCAATCGGCGGGTGAAGAACAATGTAGTAGCCGAGGTCCCACGCGATGTCGTGCGCTTGGGTATCGGCCCCCACGCACCCGCCGTGATGGAACTCGTAGCGTTCCATCTTCTGCAAGGCCGACGCCTTGTGCAACTTGAGGATGTGCGTCACCGCCTCTTTCTGCGATTGCGTCATTCCCTTGCGCGTACCTGTGAATCCAATCTTCATTCAGCTTCCTCCTCAAACAGGTCGATGCCCAGAGCCCCGGCAATGCACTCAGATTGATCGTTACAGTACCGGATATTCTGAGTCATCTGCGCCCCGTGGAAATCCAACGTCTTCTGGTGAACGGAGATCTTCTCATCCGGTCGCGTACGCTTGCACACGTGGCACGTCCATGTCAGCTTCGTGTAGTCGAATGTCATCGGGGAGCCATCGAAGGGAATGTGGTGGCAAGCTTCTTCTTGTTGCGCCACGCGGTGACCCTACGCTTCTCTGCCGACCGTACCTGTGGATTCAGCTTGTATCGCTTGCGCCGCTTGGCGTTCACGATGTCCTTGTTGTCCGCGTACCACTTCTTGAAGTCGAATGTCATGCGCGCTCCGTGTCGTATTCGTCGCGCAGGGCGAGGATCTGACTCGGGCTGTCACTCAACCTCCCGAACCGTGTAGAGAACGCCCCACGCGCCACGTCGTGGAATACAGAGTGCAGATCCATGCTCAGCCGCGACATACGGGTGGAGAGCGCGTACTCCCTCGCACGTTCCGTCGCAGGGAGGGGTCCCGAAAACGACCACCTCGCGATGATGCCCAGTATCTTCTCCCGCAGATCTTCGGGGAACTCCCGATCTCCCGTGCAGAGGCAGATAGCGTGCACGCGGGGCTTTTCGATCTCCGTCATGCGGACGAGGAACTCTTCCCCGTCTTCGATATTTTCGATGGCTTGAATCTCGCCATCCCAAGCGTCAAACCAACTACTCATCCTCTGGTACCTCCAACGGGCCACACCAAACAGCCACCGAGTAAACCGAAATCGGGTCCACGAATCCGCGGTCCCCGCGCCAAACAGCCAGCTCCCCGTGCCCATGTTCCGGGCCAATCTCAACCACGGTGGGTTCCCCACTCCCCAACCGCATCCAGTAGAATCCGATCTTCGTAGGCGCTTCAGGCGTCCACTTCATCCTCATCCCAAATCCTCCTCATCGAGCCGGTCCTGCAAGCCCGCCACATCGGGGAACTGTGCCAGCACCATCTCAATCGCTTCGTCCACATCCTCGGTCGTATGCGCCAGGATCGATCGCAATTCCTTCAGCGCAGGGGCAAACGTCGGCTCCAAAGCAGCCTTGGCTTTGTTCGCCACGGCGTTGCGCTTATGCTCCGCAGCCCGCGCGACCTGCCAGGAATTGGGAACGAACTTGCCCATTAGAAGACCTCGAAATCTTCAGCGAAGGGGCCTTCCGGGTAGAACTGAGGGGGCTTGTCCTTGCGTGCGATGATGGCCTTGAGCAGCATCGTCTTCTGGAACTCGTTCGGAGCGTTTTCGAGGTACTCCTCCAACTCCGCCGTCGTCACATCCTTGAGGTCCCGCATCTCGTTGGTGCCTGCCATTTTGGTTTCCTTTGCTGTCCGTGTGTTGACCATGTGGTAACTATACCACACCTCCAGCGAGATGCAAACGCCCTACCGACCCAGCTCCTTCTTCGCCTGAGTCACGGCCTCGGCCATCGTCATCAGCGACGGACCGCTGTGCTGCCGGAGAATCTCCATCGCCAGGAAATGGACCTTGAGGCGATCATTGCCCCACTGCGCGTCCCGGTCTGCTTGAGAAGTGTTGGACATTTCGGCCTCCTTGCCGGTGTTGTTATTCCGCTGCAATCTGAAAGATCTTCGTGATGATTGCAAGGCCCCGCACGTGCGGGATCGTCCCACTGGCGTTGAACCCGCGCGTGTTGAGAACGCGCCACTTACCACTCTTCGGAGTCGTCATGCTCAGTTGCAAGTCGTCCCCGAGAGAAACGCCCACCTTCTGGATGCGCGTCTTGCCCTGGACCCACACGCTAACCTGCCCGCCCGCCTTGGTGGTGAGCCGCATGTTTTCGGAGAGCAGCTTCACGAGCGACTGCTGTGGATTGAGCATGACATCGTGGCGTCGGATGAACTCCTCCAATTCCGCCAGAGCGCCGTCCAATTCCGCCAGCTCTTCTTGCTCGGCTGTTGCATTCATCGTTGAACGCCGTTCCAAGCCGTGTAGTTAGGCTTGACGCGGGGGGTGTTGATGTTACGCGCCATCTCCACCAGCGCGGGGCTGAACGAGTTGTTCTCGTTCTTCGCGACGTACTCGACCAGCTCCTTGTCGGAGAAGGGCACGTTGAATTCTGCACGAAGGATCTTCACCAGTGCTGTCCGCGTCATCTTGGTTTCCTTTGCTGTGTTGTGTTTGACCATGTGGTAACTATACCACACACAAGGGGGATGACAAGCTTTATTTTCGGATGAAGTGAAAATAATTCTGGACACGCAAGAGGCTAGATAACTGCGTGAACCTCATGGAAGAGGACGATCTCGCGCGTGTCATAGGGCACGTCTTCGCGTGTTAGCTCCACCGTTACCACGCCATCGAAACCCCTATTCAAGAGCATCAGACTGAGGTTGATCCCCGTTACTCGGTCAAACGCTTCGCTGAGCTGATGCTTCCAGGAGAAGCCATCATACCCGCATCCGTGATGAAGATTGAAGGGGATAACGAGGGGGCACTCCAACAGAGTCTTACCCTGCTCCCACCCGTGGCGGGAAATGTCCGGGTCGGGGTCGTGCAGCACATACCTCCCAACGGGTTCGATGTCCTGTTGGAATCGAGAGCCGAAGTCTTCCGCCCGATCCAGGATGTGCTTCCAGTTTAGGTGAACGGGCAAACCGGTAGAGAAGTGATGCCCGTACTCTTCCACCCCCATCCCTACCTTGGCCAGCCCCGTGAAGATCATCTTGGTTCCTCCTCGAATCAATCAACAAAGCCTTCCGGGAAATGCTTGTCGAGTAGGGTCTGCACAATCTCCACCAGTTTCGGGGGATAGGTCTCTTGCGCGGCCACGGCCTTCAGGTCATCCCGAATCTCAAGCTTCTGCTCGCGGTACCGATTGCACTGGAACCGAGCTTGATCCCTCAGTTCCTCCGCGCGCTCCAAGGCGTACGTCAGATCCTTGATGTCCTTGGACTCCTCTTGCTTCGTGCCAGCCATCATCACCTCAATCTGTAATCTCAGGAAAGTGCCGAACGAGCAGTATTGCCGCAGCGGCATCGGTTTCAATCCTAGGCATCGAAGCGGTGGGGTGAGCGAGCGCCTCCAGGTCCGCTTTGATTTCGTTCTTCTCCTGCTTCAGTATCTCCTCGCGGAACCGCGATTGCTCAAGCAGTTCAGCCATCCGTTGAAGTTCCCCCGCCATCAGACGACCTCCACTTCAGGTACTTCAGGTTGCCGAGGAAGACTGTGGTCCTCATGTTCGTGGTCCACTCCGGCTTTGCAGAGGTCACATTCCAGTGCCCCCTCCAATTGAGCCACCGCTGCAATGAACTCTCTACACGTGCGGCAATGCAACAGCACGTGCGTCTTGGTTGCATAAGCATCCAATCCCCTGAACGGAACCTTGTTCTCGAAACAAGCCTTACACTTTAGGACTACGGCCTCTTCCCCATCGAGTTCTACTTTAGCCATCACCCCTCCTTGGTCATTCTGCCTACGTTGACTTGTTGCACTCGGCCCGCAGTGCACGCACATACGAGGTCGCGCGCATCCTCCACGGGCTCCACGTGGATGTACCACCCAATCGAAGCCCCGATGTCTTTCGTGTCCTCCGCATGATTCTCACACACGAAGTCGGGGGCCTTCCCGGGCCAGAACCTCCGGTGAGTGACAGGTCGCTCACACTTAGGTTCGGTCATAACAGGGGAATCCCAGACAGGTCCGCGCGATGCAACATCTTGCTCACCATGCTACTCATTCGATCTTCCCGCAGTGCCCATCCGACCTCAGGGGCCTCCCGCGCTTCTTGGATCACCATCAGCGACACGAGCACCGCCTGATTCTCTATGTCCCCGCCCGGGTACTTCCCCTCATCTGCGAGCTTCGTAATCAGGAACGCCGCAGCCAGCACCGCTTCCGCTGCATCCTCCGGGTTCGCGGCATCGAGCATGGAGTGGGCTACCCCCATCGCAGCCAGGGTCATTTCTCCTGCCTGATCGGGAGGAATCCCGATGAGTGGTAGGGCAGCCGCCCTCGAAAGCAGTGTGGTGACATCCTCGCGCGCCTCCGCCCCCGCCTTCTCAATCAACGCCTTGAGGGCCACGTTGAGCAGTGCAGGCAACAGCACCGCCTTCCGCCGCTCTGTGGTCTTGGCTATCTGCCACAACTCCTCCTGAGTATCCCGCCCCCGCTCAAACCCGAGCCCGGTGACGGAATCACCTTTCTTGCCCTTGATGATGGTCATCAGGTCACCGACAAAGAGCAGTCAAGGAACTCCGCTCCCTTCCTGTCCAACAGGGCAAACAAAGCCCGCTCCCCGCCGTCCGCATCCCTGAGGGTATCTCGGAGATCTACCTCCAGCTCCACGGTCTTACCGTCGGGAACATCCTCAAGAGTCCACATCATTGTCAAAACCACTGTCGCGCTCATGCTCCCTCCTTGGTCAGTCTACCCGGCTCCCGCCGAGGTCCCTGAGTTGGTGCCACACGTTTTCATCCATATCGTGCATGGGCACCATGACGTTGCGCGTGTCAGAATCGAGTGTGAAATGCTTGTCGTGGTCGATCATCCAATTGATGAACAGTTGGGTATTGGTGTCAGACCAGAAAGCAAACTCGAACATCATTTTCGAGCCTCCTCTGCCTTCTCCATCTTCTGAACCAGGGAGCCCGGTATTGCACCCAACGGAATGCTATGGGTCACCCAGACCTCCCTCCTGCGGCTAATACCATACACGACCCCGGCGAGTGCGTCCGCGCAGTCTTTTGACCCGTTGGGACGATGGTCAATCTTCCCTTTCTGCGCATTCACTTCCAGCTTTAGGATCTCCTCTTGCGCACGCGCGTGCGCGGGAATCTGTACGCGATCGTCATAAAGAGCCTGCTTGAAAACCGCATAGGGAAGAGGCGTCTTATCCATCGACACGTTGCCCACTGTGTACCCCTTGGTCTTGAGGATCTGCAAAGAGTCCACGCTTTGCCAGGAGTCGAACGTCACCCAGGACACCTTCACCTTTAGCTTCGAGAGGGTGTAGATCAGCGTGCGCACCTTCTCGAAAAGAATCTCTCCCCCACGCGGGGGCTTGATCTGGAGCACCGCGTCAATGTGAATCTTCGGCAGGATCTCCTTGTAATCCCCTCGATCCATCTCGGTGAACCCGTACACACACCCCACCGCAAAGCCACAGGAATCCGCGGTGAGCGCGAGGTCGATGTGAACGTACCGCTGGAACTCGGGGTACTGAATCAGATTGGGTTCCACGTGCAACTTCAGGTCCTCGAAGTCCACGGCCTCCTGCACGAACAGAGAATCATGCCTCCCAAAGCAACCCACCACGCGCTCGGGTTCCATGATGAACGGGTGCAGTGCAGTCGTAGACACGCCCGCGATGTCGCGCAGTGCATTCAGGAGATCCGCCTTGAACTGGAGTGTGTACTCGACCGGGATTTCATGGACGAGGGCCTTATCCTTGGGCAGCGGATGGTTCTCGTCAATCACGTACGGCTTGCGCGACTCATCTCCTACGAATACGCTGAACTTCTCGCCGCAGAACTTCCCCGGTCGGATGTCCCACACCCTCTTATCGTAGACGAAGATGCGGGGATTCTCTTTCGCTTCATCCTGCTTGATGTCGGTGAACTGCCCGCGGTACCGCTTGGAGGAAACCAGACACAGCATCCCCGGCAAGTTCCCACCCAACTCGATGAACCGAGATTCCCGCCTACGAGCGATCGTGTTGTACGCCTCCACCGCTTGGTTGTACGTTCCCTCATCCGCGGCCTTCCGGCTCTTCTCGATGATCGCCATGAAGTTCAGCTCGTCAATGCACCCCCCGATCACGTTCTGTCCCAACGCCCCGGTAGACACCCCCGAAATGGGCTTCACGATGATGCGCTTGGGGAACAGGAGCTTGGACTTGATATTCTTGTCGAAGGTGAAGTTGTGTTGGAAGTAAGGCGACATCTCAATCATCGACTTGAAGCGGTCGTACTCCACATCCTTTGCCGTGCTGGCGGTGATGCTCTGGAACACGATCTCGATTTCCGATGTGGGGTCCAAACCGAAGACTTCGTGTGGCTTGTCGTAGTGGCTGAGCACATAGAGCTGATACGCTTGCGTGTAGAGCGCGATCGTTGTCTTGCCCGACCCAATGGCCCCGGTCAAAACCGCTTCCGTGTACTTCCCGGAATTCAGCTCCTCAATCGCTTTCATGCACTCCGGGTAGATGCGCCCCTTCGCGTCCATGTAGTGGGGGCTCTCAATGAACTCCCGCACCCCCACAGGCGCAGACGTATGCTTCCGCAGGTTCCGACGTACCGCCTCAAGAAACGGAGCCCGTTTCTCCTCCGGTAGCTTCTCCGCCCGCAGGTTCGCCCTCTCCATCGCCGTCACTGTGTTCGTGTACGTGGGCAGGGAGTTGGGGGGTTGTTCCTGAGTCATCCATCACCTCGTACTCCACATCGAGTATCTCTGCTTCCGCGTCATCCAACATCTTCTCAAAGTCATCAATCGAGATCGATACGTCACTGCGGTCATAGACGTTGACCTGGATCTCCGGGTTATCCTTCTGATCGAGGATCTGCTTGCCCAACCAGATCTGCATCGTCACATTGCCATCCTTCAACGCGGTATCGATCTGCTTCTTCCTCAGCAACCGTTGCGTCTTCGTGCGCCCGCGCTCCCATGCCTGCCGGTAGAGGGGTTCCTGCAACCGCCTCTTCATGGTCGAGTGCGATACGTTGAAGAAGGTGGCCGCCTCCAGGATGGTCAGGTTGAGCCCTGCCACGCTCTCCAACTCCTCCGGGGAGATCTCGATCTTGGATTGCCCGGATTGGAGCGTGGACTTGACGGCCTTCGGGTATGCCTCGTTCATCACCTGGAGTGCGTCCGCGGTACCTAGCTCCTTCAAGTCCGCAGCCAGACTCTCCATCTTCAACTTCAAGGCGCTCTTCTCATCAGCCATGTTGCCTCGCCAAGCTCAGGAACTCCGACCTGCAATGGGCCTCGTCCTTCATCACCCCCAACAGGCAAGAGGTAACCGTGGCCCCTTCGCTTCGGATTCCCCTCATCCCCATGCACAGGTGAACCGCCTGGATCACACACGCCGCCCCGATCGGTTCTAGGTACTGCATCATCGCCTCTGCGATCTGCTGCGTCATCCGCTCCTGCACCTGCAACCGCGCGGCATAGCACCTCACCAACCGTGCAAGCTTGGACAATCCGACCACCATTTCCCCCGGCACGTAGCCAACTGTGGCGGTGCCGTGGAAGGGGAGCATATGATGCTCACACAACGAGTAGAAGGGGATGTCACGGACCACCACCATTTCATCACACCCTACGTCGAACTGTGCAGCGAGGATCTCAACCGGGTCCTGATCGTACCCTTGAGTCATTTCCTTGTACGCGCGGGCCACGCGCGCAGGCGTATCCTTCAGTCCCTCCCGCTCCGGGTCTTCTCCCACAAACTGGATCAGGCGGGTCACTGCATCCTCCACCGATCCCGCAACACTCTCTTCCCACGGAAACACCAGCCACCCAAGGTCGGGGTCTTTGAGCTTGTTGAACAGCACTACGAAAGGCTTGCCAGGGAATATCGCTTTCCAGTGCTTGCACGTGCGTCCACTGTCGATCAAGTCATCGCAGATGTAATCCGCCTCCTCCGGGTTATCCACCGGAATCCCAAGCAGAGGCGCAATCGCACACCCGCCCCGCGGTACCCCGAAGACCTTGCGGGTATCCGTATTCCCGAAGTAGTTGTCCATCTCTATTCGCACGCGATGCGCTTCCCCGCGCAGGGCATCCCACGTCACGATGGTTGTGTGCCTCATCGCACTCTCCAGAGCTTGTGATCCTGTGTCGAGAGCGCCCACCGGGGGTTCTCCAAGCACAGCTTCACACACCAGTCCAAGGTCTCCCGCAGTACCGTCCCATCCGGCTCAAAGGCGGGGCTGATGAAGTGATGCACGGCTTTCAAGTTCGGCTTGGGAATCGCCTGCCTCACATTCCGCACATACCTCAGCTCATTGATGATGGCGTAGGTCTCCCGCACCCGCAGCGTATGCTCCGCGGTCTTGGGGGAACAGGACACCCACTGAATCCCGATGGGCAAAGCCACCGTCCCGTTCGTCTCGATTGCGATAATCCAATTGGATGCCAGGAGTGCTTCGATCAGCTCATTGTCCACCTGCAATCCAGGCTCCCCACCACTGAGGACAACCCTGTGCGAACTGGACTCAAGTCGCTCCAGCGTGTGCACGATCTCTTCCGCGGTCATGGGGTAACCCGAACTGAAGTCCGTATCGCAATCGAACCCCTCCGGTCCATCCGCGCGGCAGGTGAGGTTGCAGCCTGCAAACCGCACCCAATGGTTGACCGTTCCTTTGCGCGCTCCCTCACCCTGGAGCGTCGGACCGAATATCTCGTTCACCGTGTACGTCTTCACATCGATCCCCTCATGCGCAACTAATGTGCAACTCTCCCACCTAAATCACATTTAGAGCCGCAGCGTCTAGGTCCAGAGGTCGATACTCTGCCCCGCAATTCGGCGTCTCCCACACCACCACAGACACCACCCGCAACCCGTAGTCCGTGGGGTCGCCCTCGTCATCGTGCGTGAGAAGCGCAGTCGCCACGTTGAATAGGTGTTCGGCCAGGTTCTCCGCGGTCGGGGCCTCCTCCATGATGAAGAAGGGGCGCAATCCCTCCTTCACTGCTTCCTTCGAGAAGTTCCGCATGAACCCATCGCTCCCTTGGATGATGAATGTGTGATCCCAGTGCTCGTCGATCCAGGTCCCCACGTATTGCTTGATGAGCCCGAAGTCCACAACGAAGCCTTCCTTGGTCAGCTCGTTCGCTTCGCACGTGATGTCCACCTTGTACCGATGGCCGTGCGGGGTCTTACACTTGGACTCGTGCAGGGGCACTCGATGCCCTGCGTCGAACTCCAATCTGCGCGTGCATGTGATGCTCATGCCTCCTCCTTGAATACCGGGTCTGTCTTTCCACATCGCTCAAACGCCGTGCGCCGCATGAAGCAGGGTCCACACTTCCCGCAGTGCACGTCACCTCCTTTGTAACAGCTCCACGTATGCTCCAACGGAGCCCCCAGATCCAACCCGTACTGCACGATCTCCCGCTTCACCATCTTGCAGACCGGAGCCTCAATCCGCAGCTCGTACCCTGCGCTCACCGCATAGTCAGCCACCTTGTCCAGGTAGAGGAACATCTGCTCCTCATTGTCCGGGTACGCTCCGCTCTCCTCCAGGTTGTTTCCCAGCGCCACGATGTGATAGCCATGCGCTTCCGCGTATGCTGTGGCGTATCCGACCATCACGAGGTTCCGCGCAGGGACCCACTCATGGGCAAACTCCGCTCCTGCGACCGGACCTGCTATTTCCGCCCCTGCTCTGAGAAGAGTGCTTCCCCCGATGTGGGCGTAGGGTAGAGGCATGATCTCCCACTGCACCTGAACATTGAACTGCTGGTAGAGGTTCTGTGCGATCAGCGGGATACATTTCGCCTCTCGCTTGGCCGCATGGCATCCGTAGTCCATGTGAAGCAGGCACACGTCATATCCGAGTGCCGCGTAGTGGGTCGCCACCACCGTGCTGTCCAATCCCCCGCTTGCCACCACGAGCGCACGCTTGGCCGTCTTTCGGGGAATCTCCATCACCCTCCCCGTACGCAGATCCATCGCCGTGTAAGGCTTCAAGGCTACGGGAGCCTGTCCGAAGGGCATCACATCCTCAAAGTGACTGGCCAGGGAGCTGAAATACCGGGCGTCCCCTGGACCCTCCCAATAGTGGATCGGCTTGAAGTTGCAGGCGAGATAGACGGTCCCGTTCGCAGCCATCGCTATCGCGTAACTGCCTTTGATTTGTTCCAGGGAATGAACGAACGCTTCCAAGGTGCTCGGGTCCAAGATGCGGGGCAGGACCATGCTGTCCACCTCGTCATCCAGAATGCCGAGTTCCATGTCATTTGCGATCGTCCCATTGTGCACAACCCCGTCATACGGTTGCAGGGGTGCGCGCTCCATCTCCGGCGTAGGGGCTGCCCTCCAATTCCCCAGCACTGCGGTCATGTTGGTGGTCAAGAGGTCGTACTTCACCTGCCGACCCCCATCCCGTCCGCGGTCTTTCGCGCGCTCTGAAATCAGCCGCAGCGGCACCTCCCATGTGGGACCTTTCTCTTCCCGGAACAGCACTCCGTAGATTGAACACACGGTCAGTCCTCCAGACTGTCTAGGGTCTTCTTCCATCGATGCTTCATCTTGCGCTCAAAATCCAGATACCACTCCACCTCACTGCGCAGGTTCACGCTCCCCCCACGCAAGCCCGGGTTTGCCCCACCGAGGCTCTTCCAGTTTCCCCACGCCGCGGGACCCTGCTCCCAAGAGGTGGAATCACAGCTATGGAAGGGGACGGCCATGAGCACGTTGGTAGCCATGACCCCAAAGCCGTGGATCTTCTTGGGCCACACACGGGCAAAACACTGTCGCACCCAGGCTTCGAGACTCTTGGGGTTCTGCCCAACCATGCCCCCGAGTGCGATCTTCGGATAGGTCTCTGCGAGGTGCATCAGCGCATCTTCCGGCGCTCCGTAGTGGAAGGTCGGGATAGCCTCTACCCCCTGCTTCCACATCTCCTCCGTGTTGGCCAGCGTACCTTTCCAATCCCCGATCACGTCCAGGGAATACACTTCCGTGAGTAGTGGGTCGGATGCGAGCTTCTGTTTACAGCAGTCGATATAGTCCTGGAGCACAATGGGCTTCCCGCTGTTCTCCGCGGTGAACGCCCCGCTATCCATCACCCAATCTCGGAAATGAAGGTGCTTTCTCATGCTCTCGAATCCGTTCAAGTAGACATAGGAAACGAGCAGTGCAGGCGCGGGGTCTTGGGAGAGCCCCTTCTTGATTGCTTCCGGGGGTCCACACAAGGCCAGCCGCAGGTTCGTCATCTCTTCCTCTCCGATATGTTCATGCAACTCCTCCACGCTGGCTGGTTCCAGGCTCGGATCTTCCAGACGTGCACGCGCGTGCACAGATCCGAATGCCCGCATATGCTTCAGGGGGTTGCGGAACCCTGAAACCAACCGCATGTCTGTCACCTCAGTTTCCCCTCCCAGCGTCTTCACGATCCGCGGGTGCGCGTTGTTGTGTGCAATCGCGAGTCGCAAGGTCGTCACTTCGTTTTCTGATTCCCCCACTCTGCGCACAGTTGGGTGAGGGCTTCCGCGTGCGAAAGCTTCTGCTGGTGTACGAGTTGAAAGCTCGTAAGCATATCCTTGACGGTGGACCACTGATCGGCACTGAAGCTGACCACATGGGCGCTTCCCTCATCCTTGTCGGGGAGATCGGTTTTCTCGTCTGGGGAGAAGTCCGCTTGAAGCAGGATTTCCAGTTCATGTCCCTGCCACCCCAATTCAGTGAAGTCAATCCCCTCCTCTTGCAGGTCCAGGAACTCCTCGGTCACCCGGCTGTAGTCCCACCCGCTGAGTTCGGCCAGTCTATTATCTGCGAGGCGATACGCCTTCGCTTGCCCTTCGGAGAGGTGATCCAGACGTACCACGGGGACGGTCTTCATCCCCAATTCGGAAGCTGCCAATAGGCGGCCATGCCCCGCGAGAAGGACCCCCTGCTTGTCCACCAGGACGGGGTTGTTGAATCCGAACCGCTCTATGCTGCGAGCGATGGCATGTACCTGCACTTCATCATGGATCTTGGCGTTCTGCGCATAGGGGACCAGCCCCTCCACGGGTAACTGCTCCACCTGCTTTGCTCCATCGGTCACTGCCACCCTGATCCCCTTTTTATAAAAGGACCACTTCGGTCGCAGGCGCTCATCACAAGATACTGGATCTGTTTGCCGCGGAGTCCGCCACGGTGCGCCTTGCCCTTCATGGCCCCGACCCTCTCAGTCGGTTTCAGGCATCGTACCTCGGGGGGAGGTTGGGTGCAACGAGGAGGAGGGGGGACACGTTATTTTGGATTTCTGAAACTATTTTAGAAATCCCT